TAAACCTCTATATATTCACAATAAATATACTCTATCCCCCTAGCGTATAAACTTAACTCACACCTTTTTGATTTAGGAGAACTATGAAACTTAAAGACTATATAAAAAAACGTGGCGAAGATAACCTTGCTAAGGATCTTGGAGTGTCAGTTGATACTGTTAAGTCTTGGAGATATGGCAACAGACAACCTTCAGTTAATCAAGCTAAAAAAATAATTAAGATGACAAACTACGCTTTAGGTTGGGAAAACATTTATGGACCAATAGACGAATGCCAATAGAAATAAAACCAAACTCGTTAGGCCAAGACATACAGCAAGATGAACGTAAAGATATGCTTATCTCTTATCATGAAAATTTTTTTCATCTAATACCATGTGGATCAAACACAGATATTATTCCAGAATATTTTAAAAGCAGACATCCTTTTGAAGATGATATTGTTTTACAAAAGCGTTGGTCTAAAACTCCAAGAGTAAAGTGGGCAGACTATACAAAGAAACAACCAACACTGAATGAATTAAAACAATGGTATCTACAGTTCCCAGAATGTAATTGGGCTGCTATCACAGGTATAACATTTATAGTCCTTGATGCAGATACGCAAGAAGCCTGTGAGTTTTGTGAGTCAGGTCAGATAACAAGAACAATACTAAAACAGAAAACACCTAGAGGTGGCTATCATTATTTCTATGCAATCAATGATGATCTTAAAATCAGAAACACCACAGGTAAACTAGATATTAGAGGAGAGGGTGGTTATGTCATGGTTAGTCCCTCTACTAATTATAAGTTTGAAGTAGTCGAAGGAGCTGTATTAGATTCGCTTGATGATTTACCAACGCTGACAAGCCAAGACATGAATGTAATTTATGACTACAACAACACAGGCAAGATCAACACAGACAGCAAGACACCACTTACAACAGACGGTGTGCAAACAGGTATGCGTAATGATACTCTCGCCAGGCTAGTAGGCAGATGGATACTAGAGGGTTGGGGTATGCGTGAGGTTGTCATCAAAGCACTCGACTGGAATCAAACCAATACTCCACCTATGAGTGTGCAAGAAGTATTAAACACAACACAAAGTATTTGTGAAGGACACATAAGAAGAAATCCTAGCGAAGATAGTGGCATACAGAAATGGAACACAAGTCAATGGCAGATACAACTGACAGATGATTTAAAAGAAATCATGGATCAAGAAGATCCTATCGAACAAGCAAAGAAAGAAAAAGTTATTGACACTGATCCACTCGGACTCAAAGCATTCAACGATCCTTTTTGGGATGCTATGGATTCAGACAGGATAGAACAGTATTGGGGAGATGCTTTTGTATTTGAACAGTCAAGAGTATTGTTGCTTGGTAAACCAAAGATAGGTAAGTCACATTGGTTAGGTGCTTTCGCAGCAGCAGCTACGACAGGCACAGAGTTTATGGGTAGGTCTTTCTCAAGGCCACTTAAAGTTATGTGGCTACAAGCAGAGATTATCCATGAGTTTTTAAAGAAAAGAATAGAAATGTATTACCAACCTTTTCATCATGATGCAGAAATATACAACATAGGCAAGTCAAATCTAATTGCATCAGGTAGATTAAGAAAGAATCTAATGAGAGATAATGATATAGATGCTATCGCAGATAGTATTGAATACCACAAGCCTGACTTGGTTATGATTGACCCTATCATAAATTTTTTTAGTGGCGAAGAAAACTCTAACTCAGAGATACACGAAATGTTATCAAGGGTAGATAAACTTATTGAGCTATATAAGGTAGCAGTTATCATCGCACATCACACAGGTAAAGAAAGAGCAGATGATCTGTCGTTCATGTCAGCTAGAGGTGGTAGTGCCTTTGCAGGTTGGATGGATTCAGGCATCAAGCTGTCAGGTAAAAAGCCAAACATAACTTTATTCTATGAAGCTCGTAATGCGAAAGAGCCTGAGCAACACTTAGCATACTTTGATTTTGAAAGAGGACACTTCAGAGTGGTAGATGCACAAGACAGTCCAGACGAAGTAGAGATTGCAAGAGTAGTAGCATCAGCTATGAGCAAACAAAAATTCTACTCAAGAAAAGAACTAGAACTATTAGCAAGACAAGCACTCAAAGAAAACGAACTAGCATCAGGCGAAAGAGCTGCTCGTTATGCAGTCAGCCATGTGCAAAAATATCTAGGCGAGAGAGTTAAGAGTCACAATGTTCCAGGTAAAAACACATGGTATTACTTGGCAGACAATGAAATGAAGAGGCCTTGGAGTGAAGATTGACAAGGACTCTATGGAAGAGGCAGTCAATGATGTTGGCATTGGATTAGTATTATCTTTTCCGATCAGCTATGGTTTGCTTAGGTTGTGTAGCTATCTTGAGGTTAGTCTTGTAGCTACATCTGTAATACAAGTATCAGTGTTTACTTTGGTAGCAGTCGTTAGAAAGTATATGGTAAGAGTTTATTATAAGGAGAGAGGATGATGGATTTACCTAATAAAAAGTATAGAGTTATATATGCTGATCCACCTTGGAATGAGCAAGGTGGAGGAAAAATTAAGAGAGGTGCTGACAGGCACTACAAGTTAATGAAGACTAAGGATATAAAAGAACTACCTGTATCAAACTTAGCAGATAAAGAATGTTGGTTGTTTCTTTGGGTAACAAACAATTTTTTAAAAGATGGGCTAGAAGTTATGGAAGAATGGGGTTTTACCTATGTAACTAATCTAGTGTGGGCAAAGAATACTATTGGTCTTGGTTATTACTTTAGAGGACAACATGAGATATGTTTGTTTGGAAAGAAAGGACAAATGAAACCTAAATCAAGAAGTGAAAGCACATTAGTTACAGCAAAGAAAAGCAAACATAGCAAAAAGCCAGAGGAGTTTTACGAAAAGATTGAGGCACTTAACAGTGGACCTAAGATTGAACTCTTTGCTAGAAACACTAGAGAAGGTTGGGACAGTTGGGGAAATGAAGTATGAAGATAGACATATACGCAGGAGATTGTCTTGATTCATTAAAACAACTAGAAGATCAGAGCATAAATACTTGTATAACAAGTCCGCCTTATTGGGGATTGCGTGATTATGGCACTGGCGAATGGGTGGGTGGCGATCCTAATTGTCCTCACATGAGAACCACAAAAATAAGTAAAGATACATCAACTGGACATAAAGCCATGTTTGAGCAAGGAAATGTTGTTGGTGATGCTATTTATAAAAATGAGTGTCCGAAATGTGGTGCAATTAGAAAAGACAGTCAACTTGGACTTGAAGATACTCCAGAAGAATTTGTTGATAACTTGGTTAAAGTTTTTAGAGAAGTGAAACGAGTATTGCGTGATGATGGCACCGTTTGGTTAAATCTTGGTGATACATACTCATCTCACAAAGATTGCAAAAGCACGCCACAAAGTTTAGCCAAAGGAATGCAGTCAGAGGTTGCTCATGTTATTGAAAAAGGCAAGTCTGTTAGTAGAAATACTAAAAAATTAAAAGCAGCAGGTTTAAAAAATAAAGATTTAATTGGCATACCTTGGAGAGTTGCATTAGCTTTACAACAAGACGGCTGGTATTTACGTCAAGATATTATTTGGCACAAACCTAATCCTATGCCTGAAAGTGTTAAAGATAGATGCACAAAGGCACATGAATATATTTTTCTATTAAGTAAAAGTTCAAAGTATTACTTTGATAATGAGGCGATAAAAGACGACTCTGGAAGTGCAGGAAAAAAATCTGCCTCATTTAAAGGCAGACAGGGTGGTGCAAAATATCATGCAAGAAGTGGTGGCGAAGGTTCAGAGGAAAAAGTTTACGACAAGAAAAATAAGAGGTCGGTTTGGACTGTCACAACTAAACCGTTTGCTGGAGCTCACTTTGCAACATTCCCAATGGACTTAATAGAACCATGCGTATTAGCTGGTTGTCCTGAAAAGATATGTGTTGATTGTGGCACCCCTTACAAGATTAAACCTAAATATAAATATAGTTCTGACATAGAAAAAAAAGATTCTTCTTTTGGCAAGTATGGAGATCAAGAAACTGAGTCATTAAATAGACAGGGTATGCACGGCAAAAGAGGTGAGAAACTTATACAAGTCAGAGACAATCTACCAACACAGGAAAAATTAGTTGCGTACTTAAAGAAGAAAACAAATGCTAAAACACTAGCAAACTCTACAGATTTAAAATTAAGCAAAATTGAACACTGGTTCAGGTCTGATGAATCAGGGTTTTCTTATCCAAGTGTTGAGGATTGGGAGAAGGTGCGTGAATTTATAGATGATTGGTCAGAAGAATTTGAAGAGATAGATCGTGGTTTACTAGATTATGAATTAAAATCTGACGCAATAAAATCCAAAACTTTAATAGGTCATGAACTTCAAAAACAATGCGATTGCAAAACTAATGAAACAAAAGCTGGCACAGTTTTAGATCCTTTTGCTGGTAGTGGAACAACAGGAATAGTAGCCGATCACAGAAATAGAAACGCAGTATTATTAGAATTAAGTGAGGATTATATTAAGATAGCAGTTAAAAGAATAAAAAAAGAAGTGGGAACATTGTTTTTAAATTTAAACATTATTAGGAAAAAAGATGACTGAGTGGCATGGTGGCAAAGGCAGTCGTGATCGCACAAAAGATCGTGATAAATTTAATGAAAGTTTTGAAAGAATTTTTAACAAAAGAAAGATAGATATAACTAAACTTAAAAATGTTTGGGAAGAAAAATCTACAAGAAGGAAAAGAAAATGAAAACAAAAAAGTGCGTAAAATGTAATAAGGTTTACAGGCTAGATTTTTTTAGAACAAAGCAAAAAAATTACAAAGTAAAGCACAATGATACCTGTAAAAACTGCGAGGACGATTGGCTAAAAATTATACAAAAACGGCTGTGCAATGCAAAAAAGCCCTATTGCACACCCCTTTCGCAAGTTATTGATATAAGGTCATTTGTTAGTATGTGCGGTTGTGCAGTTGCACATGCCTGCACATACGCACAGGCACGGCTGAAACCCCCATTCCTACAGGTATGTGCAGTTGTGCGTATGTGCATCTCTATAGAGAACTATAGAAAGGTGTGTATTAACATACACCTTTACTTAGGAGAGATAGGTTTCTCTAAGAGAAATATAGTGAGAATTTAGACATGGCAGGAAAGAAAAAATTAACAAAAAAACAAGAGAAATTTATCGATCTCATGGTGTATCAAGATTACAACCAAACGAAGTGTGCTCATCTTGCAGGCTATGAAAATCCAGGTGTTGCTGCGACTAGGTTATTGAGTGAGCCAGGTTATGAGCATGTGCAAGAAAAGATTAGAGATTTGAAAGCTATTCAAAGAAAAAAGAATGAGATTACTTTTGAGGGCATAGCCAATAAGTTAGCAGAAATAAGAGATGTGTCTTTAGCAGATGGGAGTTATGGGCCTGCGGTCACGGCAGAAATTGCAAGGGCTAAACTTGCAGGGCTTATGGTGGATAGGAAGGAGCTGAAGATACACAAGATAGATAACATGAGTAGAGAGCAGTTAGAAAGTAGGTTGCAGGAGTTAGTCTTGCAAAATCAGATCATACTTGGCACGGCTGAGGAAGTTAAAGATGATAAGACTATTGAGGATCAGTCTGATCCAGAATAGCCTGTATCCTATCTTTTGCTTCTTCTAACTTGCGTTCACAATATCTTGCGACCTTGATACCTTCTTCAAAACTTTTCACCGATTGTTCAAGTGATATATCGTTGCGTTCTAGTTCTTTGACTAACCCTTGCAACTTTGATAGTCCTTTCTCAAACGACATTATCTTTTCTGGAACATGGCATAGACCATAAGTAATACCATGCCTACGACTGCAAATAAACTCATGTCCATTAGTCTTGCTCCTTTTTAATAAAATTATTAATAAACTTTATACAATCTTCATACTCATAATCTTCAAAGTTTTTTGGTATAAGATCGCTAAAATCGTCTGTATATAAAATATCAATACAATCATCTATACTTTGTAAACCATATTCTATTTTTTGTAATAGTAAGTCTTGTAAATATCTTGCTCTTTTATCATGTGGTAGATCATTCCTACATCTATTTTCATGTTCCATATCTCGCAACCAATCTATAGTGATACGGTAATTAAGTAAGTCTTTATCCCAATTCCAAGATACTTGTTTATATATGTCTTGCATTATGCTGTCCTCTGAACTGTGTATTTTTTACTGATAGGATCTCTCCAAAAACAGAACTTGCGTTCTTTGAAGTTCTTGGTGTAGAAATTCATTCGGTATCTGTAGGCCTCTTTTTTAGTAAGACCTGTTATTGCGTCCCCAATCTCTAAGCTGTTGAGTGCTTGGGTAAATGCGTTCCTGTATTTTTTCCTGTCGCTTACGATAGGAACATCTTTAGTTATTTTGTAGTTCATTCTCTCTCCTTTTTAAGTTTTCCTCATAACATGCACCACATAACATTTTATCAAATGGCACATAGTCCAAATCTTTATAGCCATTATCTTCATAATTATTTTTATCAATAATATAATCAGCTTTATAGCCACATACGTTGCAACACCCTCTACTCATTCTCTCTCCTTGTTATCCATAAGTAATATCTTTTGCGTTGAAATATATTTGATCTGCATTTGTTGGAACACCCAACATATTACAAATATCTTTCCAAGCATTTTTATCTGCAACATCATCTTTATATAATGCGTGTTGTAGTTCTCTACAATCTTTTTCACAGTCTTTACTTGGTTTAGCTCTACTCATTCTCTCTCCTTTTTTTATCAAATAGTTTTCTTTGTTGTTCATGTTCTTCAACTTGCATCATGTCTATTAAATCTTCTGTCGTGTGTGGACTTGGTATCTTTTGTTCATGGTTAGTGTTAGACCATTGGATAAGTTCGCTATCATCTTTGTATATGATTTGAGTTTTCCAAGGCTTGTCCTCGCTTTTGCGTTCGTGCAGTAGCATCTTGATACCTTTTCTCCATTCCTCCAAGCGAATAAGTTTGCGTTGTTGATCTACTTTATCTTTATACTGTGTCATTGTTCAGCTCCTATTCATATCCTGTTAAAAGCACTTCACCGTGAAGTTCATATCCACTACTGCCTGTGCTATGTTCAATAACACTATCAAGATGGTTTTCTAGCCAATAATTAGGGTCATTCCAAGAACATTCCTCACATTCTGGTCTAGCTTCATGCACTCTTACACATAAAGTTTTATCTTCGATTTTATTAAGTGCGTTTATTAATTCTTCAACTGTCACTATATTCCTCCTCAACTTCTTTGCGTTCTTCTTCTGTTAGATTACTTAGCCATAGTTCATAGTATTCATCACTATACTCATCATAAATAGGCACACCCATTTTAAATTGTATGTGTGCGATTATGTCCTCGACATCATTTCGGCCATACCTAGTAAAGCCACACACTTTGTTATTGACTTCGTAAAAGTGTAGCCAATTTCCGTCTTTGTGTATGATCTCTCCCCATTTGTTAGATGAGTTTTTATCTTTCACAAATTCAATATCCGTGCATACCCTTTTCATCTTTTTATAAGATAAATCTTTTAATGGTTCATAGTTTGTTGACATTATTTCACCCCCTTTATTTGTGCAAAGTCATCACAATTAAAACAATAGCCATTCCGATTTGCGAAGTCTGTTATTGGACTGCCGTTCTGATCGTGCGTAGCCACATTCAAAGACTTACATTCATGGCAATATGGTTTTTGGTTTTTAATCCACATTTGTTCATAAAACATATCTGCGTTCTCATGGTCTTGTTGTGCGTGTGAGATTATGCTATCAATCATATATTCTTTTTTGATCTGATTATTTACAAGATCGTTAAGTATTTTTTTTGAATCAGCTCCACCATACTTTTGTAGCCATCTGTTTAAATCCTCATATTTAATCATTTGCTTTCTCCTTTTCTGGAAACAGATAATCACAATGCCATTCTAAAGTATCGTAAGTAATACCCAATGTTGCATCATGTTTTCTTTCTGCATAATCTAAAACTTCCATGCACTCATCATCAGTCAAATAGGGTCTAATTCCTTTTATATCATCTATTTCCCAAATAATAGCTATAGAATTGCTATCATCGTAACCATATCCATAGTTCCTTTTTTCTTTCACTATATTCCAAGCATCATCTAATTCTTTTTGTGCTTTTTTATCAGAAGATATACCTTCTTCTGCATAAAACATTAAAGCATTTTCAATAATTCCAATGGCTTTTTTTATTTCTCTATCCATTTGCTTTCTCCTCATAACCAAAGACATGGTCATTTTTACTTCTAATTTCTGCGACCATTTCGTTGAAGTCATACTCTTGTTGTTCGTATGGTGGTTCAAATTCTCTATCGACTATCTCCCAATCTTGGACAACATAAACTCCGTTATCAAAGTTATTAGTATCAAGCTGTTTATA